AATACATTTGTTTGTTGATCACCGTGATGTTATCATTTAACTCGTGGATATGTTTCTCCATTGCTAGAGTTGTATTATTCATCGTTGTCATATCTGTATTGATAGACTCCATTGAATAAGTCATTGCATTCATATTAATTCTAATTGAATGTAAATCGTCAGAGCCTTGTTTAAATGATTTGGTCCAAGATTCCATGTGAGAACCAACTACAAGACCTGCATATACAATAACAGAAGCCACTACTAGTTGAGACATAGCTGTTATCCATGAACACCACTTAGAGTGACATGACATATTATACTATTTCGAAATATGAGTAATTAAATGATACTGCGGCGGTGAGATATTCTACATCCACAGTAGTAATATCGAATGGTAAAGATGATAGATTCACTGGCTTTGCATCAATGAATCTGATTTGTTTAGTAAGATTATTAGCACTATTCATAATGTTAAGAGTTAAATCTCTTACATTAGATGATGAGTGCGGGTTATCAACTTGATTATATAACCAATCATATATTTCTTGATAATTGATTAAGTCTTCGTCAACAAGGAAAGTACACTCAAAATCTCCGTACTCTATTTTATCAGAGGCAATAGTAATATTACGTGAAGGTGTTGCGAAAGGAGCTCCTGCGACTGATATGTCGGGGAGAACCATAGTTTGAATTGTAAACTCAGCTGTAGGGTATGTTACACTATCTAGCTGTAAAACGAATGAGGTGGGGTTTAAATAATTTGGCATAATTATATTTATACGAAAAAAAAGGACTCTTTCGAGTCCTTCTTATTGTTTCCTAAGAAACTAACCTATAATTTACAGGTTAGTAACGTTGAAACGACGGTAGTAAACGTTTGCACCAGCAGCACTTGAAGTGAACGGGTTGTTAGTCATACCATAACGAGTTTTGAAACCAATCTTAGGTTGGAAGTCATTTTCGCCAATTGTCTTCATCATTGATAACGGAACGTACGGACAGTAGAAGATACCTGCATCATAAGAGTTAGCACCCTTATAACCAACTGTTACATAGTCACCAGCATTGAATGGGTCTACATAAAGTTTCATGCCACCGTTTAAAGTACCAAGGAACAAGTTACCAGTTACGTCTGCAAGAGCAGTACTAGCAGTGTTACCATACTGAACTGAACCAGTTGCATTTAATGCAGCTGCTACGCCAGAAGAGATGATAGCAAAGTTACCTTTACCACGTCGAGTTGCTTTAGCAATTTCTGAAGCTTCGATTTCCATCTTAGTGATAAGAGCTTTATATACTTCAACTTCCCAACGTCCTTTAGAAGAACCTGAAACTGGAGTAGCGTCAAATGCAGTACCTGCAACAGCTTGAGTGTTGATAGTATGAATCATTTCACGGTTGATTTCACCAAGAATTTCAGATGAAAGGATGTTAGCCAATTCAGTTTCAGCATTAAGACCGTGTACAGCTTTAAGGTCTTGAGCTAATTCCATTGTGTATTGAGCACGTAATTGACGAGACTTAGCTTCAACCATAGACTTCTCAATAGAGAAACCCATTTCGTTCCAGTTAGCATCGCTTTCAGCATCAGCAGTAGCCATACCAGAACCAGTGCCAGCAGAACCAGTACCTGAGAATGAATCATCAGCTTCACCGAACAATGCTTCAGTTGGTGCAACGTCATCAGCAGTACCTGAAATACCGTCTGCTCCAGAAGTACCGTCTGAGTAGTTAGCCTTCATAGCAAAGATTAATCCAGTAGGACCAGTCATTGGTTGAACACCAGCAATATCAAATGCTAGTAAGTTAGGCGTAGCACGTCTAACTAATGAGATCATTACTGGATCCCAGTTATCGATTCCACCAGTTGCATCAGTACCGCCAGCAGCCATGCGAGTTTCGTTAAGTGCTTTTTCTTGGTTTTCAAGAATTACCGCAGTTACAGCACGTTTGTGCGCGTCTGTAATTGTTCCAGCATCAGTAGCTTCTAAAACTGGTGCCCACTTCTCTTGTAAGTTTTGTGTATTTAATTCCATTTATATTCTCCTATATTAGAATTGTTTTGCGTGTTGAATTGCATCAAGGTATGAAGCCATAGCGCCAGTAACTTGTGTTTCTTCTTTAGTGTTTTCGGTAATTGCATCGATATCATTCTCAGCTTTTACTTCCGTGTCGTCTTTGTTAAGGTAAGACTCTTTAATTGTTGCAACTTTAGATGCAAACTCAGCATTATCTTCAGCAGTTACTGCTTCAGTTAATTCTTTAAGTTTAGCAGCTTCTGTAGCAGCAAGACCTTCACATGCTTCAGTAACAATTTCATTACGTTCGAAAGCTTTAACTTTCTCTGATAATTCCATGTTAGCTTCTTGACTTGCATTCAATTGATCCTTAGCATCAGTTACTTCTTCAGTTAAAGCGTCAACTATTTCAACTTTATCTTCTGGTACATTGATGTAATGCTCAGTAAACACACCGTGCATAGCATTGATGAATGATTCAGTGATTTCAGATTTAAGACCATGCTCAATAGCAACTTCATTCTCTTTAACCCAGTTCTCAACTACGTAGTTAAGGTAACCATCTACCTTGTCTACTAAATCTTCTTTAATAGCATTAACTTCTTCTGACAAATCAGATGCATAACGCTCTTCTAATTCAACAGTTTTAGTTGCAACTTTTGTATGTAAAGCAGCTTCGAAAATAGTAGCAGCCTTTTCTTTGAAGCCTTCAGATAAAGACTCTTCGCCTTTAACTAATGCATCAACGTCTTCTTTGAATTTGTCTTTCTTAGACTCTTTCTTAGATTTAGCTTCTTTCTTTTCGTTCTCTACTTCGCCTTCTTCTTCATCACCTTCATCATCTTCTTCGTCATCTTCTGATTCAACTTTAGCTTTCGCTTTAGCTTTTTCAGCAGCTTCGAAGATTGCATCCAATTCATCTTTATTCATTTCTTGTAAAGATGCATTAATTGCAGAGATCGTACGAGCTTCTGTTAAGGGAGCTTCTACTTCTGTATTAGTTTCCTCAACAATAACCTCTTCAGCGATGTCTTTAATTTCTTCTGACATATTATTTACTCCTGTTAGAGTTACAGTTTAGAGAGGAAATGTTCAAATCCGCTAATTTCAGAATCGGTATTATCCACTTCTTCAGTTATAGGTTCCATCATTTCAGTCTCACCTTCTTCAATTACCTTAACAAAATGACCCGGCTTATCCATAGTCCAATCAACACCTTCCATGATTCCATTTACGAAAGCATTTGGTGCAGATGGATCTTGGACAATATCTACAGTTGAAAGCATAAAATCATCTTTCACATAGTTAACGCCGGCTCTTTTTTCAAGGCTTCCCATACCACGACTTGAAACACCAAGTTGAACACCACCTTCAACCAAACCTTTTACGATCTGGCCCATAGGAGTATCTAAAATGAGTGCCTTCCCAATCACATTATTACCGTCCCATTTAAGTTCTGTAATTCTGTGACTAACTTTATCTAAGTTGATCGAAGGGCCTTCTGGGTGATTTAATTCACCAACGGCTCTACCGGTCATTACTTGTTCATTGTTGTATCTATCCACGGCAGCAGTAAGAACTTCACGTGTGTAAACACGACCGTTTCTATTCTTGCCTTCCGCTTGCATAAAAATTCCTTCGATGTACGTTTCTTTCTTACCGTTCTTTCCTTCGGTAATAGAGTAACCTAATCCTTCATTTGTATACTCTGCTATTAACTTCATGCTAATCCTTCATTTTCCCAGCGTCTATAGCTGTTTCTATATCTTGAACTGCTTTCTTCATCTTGTTGACAGCCTTCTTATCTGTAGCTGCATTACTAAATGCTTTAATTAACCCCTTTAATGAGTTATGATATACATCATAGGCTTTGTCAAAATCATCCAACTTGCCTTCATTAATTGTGTTATATGCTTCATGAATGTTCATGCTATTTTCCTATTTTAATTCTTTTGGTGCCTTAACGTCTTTCATACCTAATGAACCAAACCACTGTGATGCCATTCTATCATAGACTTGTTTTGCTTCTTTTTGAATTGTATTATTCACACCAACAAATTTCATTTGGGCATACACCGCTGCGAAATCGTTTAATGTTTTTTCTGCTTTCCTCTCGTCAAACTTCTCGTTTAACTCAACAGCATTAATACGCATATCAATATATGCTTGTTCTGTGTTATTCATACACCCATTACCTTTAAAAATTCTTGTAAACCTTTCTCAGCTTCTTTAACTGATTTAAAGGTATCTAGTTTTGTTTCATCTACGTATAAGATAAACTTATTTGCCTTACCCGTAATTACCGCTTTAACATCTTTCTTTTTACCTAAACGGTCTAATTCTTTTACAACCTTTTCACCAGATGATAACTTCATCTTAGCTTCAGTAATAGTGCTGAATGATTCTTTAAATGTTAACATCTTGTGTTGGTTCCTCTACTGGTGTTTCTGATCCATACATGCTTTGTGCAATCGTTTGTTTTTCAACATCTAATGCTGCATTCATTTTCTGATGTATAATATCATTAAACGTGTTGTTAGATGCTTGTGCATCTCCGCTACCAATTTTATTAATTAAGTCTTTAATATCCATTATTTATATCCTTCTTGTATAATATATTTATAAAAATGCAACTTTATGCATACAAATCAGCATCAACATCTTGATCTGGTTCACCTTTCATTTGCTTATCCATTGCTTTAATGTCTTCATCTGTGAACTGGAGAATCTTCTTCTTAACATATTCTTGAGAGAAGTAAGTACCTACATATTCATCGATCATAGATAGATTCTCAATACGTTCTTTAAAGATTTCACTTTCCTTTAGTTCAGCGTAGTAATTATCTCTTTCAAATTCAATAGCAATCTCATGTTTAATAGTCTTCCAATCAGAAGGTACAATAATCTTTTTAAGTATTAATTGTCTCTTAAGCACTTCCATGAATAAACCACCAAACTTAGTACGAACTCTATCAATAAACTTCTGGAACTTCAACTCATCACGAGTAATTTCAGATGAACGACCAACATTGAATGTAGAGTCTTGTTCTAATCTTGAAAGTGGTACATTAAGAGATCTATATAATTTCTTTTGAAAATACACAATATCTTCAATTTCACCTAGGTTTTGTCCACCTGGTAATGTAGTAATCTCTGTACCCCTACCGCCTTCACGACGAGGTAACCAGAAGTCTTCCATAATAGATTTATGGTTTCTTTCATCTTTAATAGCACCAGTCTCAGAATCGTAAACAATCTTATTACGATACTTGTTCATAGTATTATTTAAGTACTCTTCTGCTTTGCCCTTTGGTAAGTTACCAACATCAATATAGAATATACGACGCTCTGGTGCTCTTGAAACACGATAAATGACAATTGAATCTTCCATCATAGATAGCTGATTCATAGGTTTCAATGCTTTATGCAAGTAACCAATAATCTTATCTCTTTTATCGTTCAATAAACCAGAGTTAACTTGAATAATAGCATCAGTCGAGATTCTTAATCCTTCCGAGTTATTAACAAGTTCATCATCTTGGTATAAGTAATACTCAGCAACTTCTTTGATTAACTCAACATTAGTTGCTGGATCTAATTCTTTAACGACTTCTTTGATCTTGCGTATTTTAGTAGGATCAATAAGCTTAAGCTCTTGGATACCGGTACCATCCTTATCACCAATTATTACATGATAGAATAATCGACCATCTACATACCAACGTCTGAATAGGTCATATGCATTGTTGGTAAAATCAAGAGTTTTAAGAACCGTTTCAAATTCCTCCATCATGAGCTTTTTAACATTATCCGGCTGATCTAGATTATCTAAATTCAACGTTACGATTTTATTATCATCCGATACTACAATCGCTTCATTTGTAATATCTTCAATAGCTGCATCAATCTCAGGATATGATGCTATACCTCTGTACTTGAATACGAGCTCTGCGTCATTAACAAACTGATCACCTGAGATATCAAGGTATTGTCCAAAATATCCACCTGTAGGAGATATTAGATATGAACCATCCTCGTTCTCATGTGTAAACGATTTTGCTTTAATTTTATCTTCGATCTTCTTCTTTTTAAAGGAGAATCCGAATAAGTTATAATTGTTTTCTGGCATAATTTTCTTTTTTAAATGTTGCTAGTTGTATTTATACAGCATTTAAAAAAGGCCCTCAACGAAGGCCTTTTATGTTACTTATGTTACTTAACTAGTTTGGTCTGATTCCCAATATTGTAATTGGAATTCAACAGTGAACTCTTCAATAGTATCAGCATTGTCATATCCGACTTCAATCGCGCTAAGCGCAGTAGGAAAACAACCTCTAATATTAAAATTCTTTATTTCAGATCCATCTTTATCAAGTTGAGCTACAGCCATATCAGCCATGTAATCACTAGGATTAGTCATGCCTGTATTATTGTTATGCTCGTTAATACCATTCATCCACGCTTCGAAAGAATTCCAAAGAGAGAAGTCGGTATCATTAATAATTGTAACTGACCAAGGTTCAAATGTTCTATCACCAGCCACTTGCAATTGTCTACCTCTAAATGCAATAGGGATAGGAGCAATTGTTGATCCTGGTAATGATGTAGCTTTAACCATGAATGAAGCAAGTTCTACATCACCCGTAACAAAGCTAGGGAAACCTAACGTTGCTTTGAATAAATTAGCTCTTGCACCACCACCGATTAGTTTTGCTTTAAAATCGTCTACGCCTAAAATAGCCATGATTAATTACCTCCAGCGATTTCACTAAATTCAACACCAGTTCTAGTAGCAATGAAGTTTAATGTAATAAAGTTAATAGAACGTGCAGGCTTGATATAAATATCAGCTACGAAACGATTAGTATCGATTACGTCACCAGTATTATTAGTATCATCACAAACTACTTTAAAGTCTGTAATTCCTCTACGTCCCTTGATATCCCTTAAGAATGGTTCAGTCATGTTTCTAAATTGAGCTCTAGTGAATTCATCATTGAATTCGAATAAAGACGCTTTAGAAGCTTGTGAAATAGCCTTTTCAAGAGTAATGAATAATCTACGTACGTTGATTCTATCAAATGCAGATGGTTTAGACTCTAAAGTCTTATCGCCATATAACACTGTACCTTGTCCAGGGAAAGATACGATAGGGTTAACCGAACGCTTGTACAAATCATCTCTACCAGCTTGATTAGGATTAAGCGCGATCTTAGTAACATTTCTAAGATTACCACGATTAAAGCCAGCAGGAGAGAACCATGGATCAGCAACCATATCGGCGTTTGCGGCTAAACCAGCCATAGCACCTGAAGCAGCTAACCAACGATATTTATCATTGTACTTATCATAAACATATATTGCTGTTGAATCAGCAAATGCATATGAGGTATGTGTTAATGAATCGGCCCATTCAATTACTTTAGTAACGGCAGAAGCATTATTAACAGTAGAAGTGATTGGAGGAGAAACAAAAGCCACACAATCTTTACGTGCATCAGCAATAGCAATGATCTTATTAGAAATAGCAGTTGCATCAGATCCAGCCATTGGATTACCATTCATGATTAATGAAATTTCGATAGTTTCAGCATCACTAAATTTATCAAAGCCAAGCTGTAATTCTCCAAGAGTCAATACATTAGCATCAACACCATCAGTTAATTCGAATGTATATAATTCGTTTGTACCTGTTTCATTAACTAAAGCATCAAAGTTAACACCAAAGCCATCAGAGTCTTGCGCAGTATCTCCAAGATTAGCATATACATCTTTAGAGTGTTGAATAAGTATTTCAACATCGTTAGCAGGATTAGCAGCCAAAACAATCGTATTGTCTGTAAGCGCTGTCCAATGCACAGTTGGTGGTGAAGTAGTATCATCATTGATTAACTCAGAGCCATCAACAAATACTCTGAACGTATCAGTTCCATGAGCTACAATAAAACCGTCTGTCAACGTATACTCTAAATCTGTAGTACCAGTTGCAGGAGTTTGGAATGTATCATCATGTGAATTTGCAAGATTACCAAGCAATCTTACCCAGTTTGATCCGCTATTAATTACATTTTTAAAGTAATTAGAAGTACCATCTGATGAATAAGCATCTGAAGCCTGAGAAACATATTCGTATGTTTCTAAAACTGTGTTAGCCGCACCTGTGATTGCACCAGTACGATCATACACAACCACATGCATTTCATCGTTTGAACCGCCAACAGCTGCCACTGCACTTGAAGTTGTTGGTGCCGCGTTGAATAGATCTTTAAACGCCCAATCATCAAACACTGTACTATCAGCTGTACAAATATCAACACTGATATTACTACCAATAACACCAGGATATTTAGCTGCACATGCTACATTAGTAATAGTTTCTGCATGATCATCGTTTTTAATTAGTGTTGGAGACGATGTGTTGTCTGCTGCGTTCTTTGCTAAAGCACCTACCGCTCTAGTAACACGTAAAGTGTTACCGTAACTTAGGAACTGTTGAGCCGCCATGAAATACGAGAACGTATCGTCATTCGGCTGTCCGAAGATATTAACTAATTGTTTTTCGCTGCCGACTGTAATAACTTCATCAACTGGACCCCACTGGAATGACCCAGCAATAGCACCAATAGAAGCCGAAGTGGCTGGAATAACATTAGTCAAATCTATTTCTTTTACCTGTACACCAGGTGAGACTAGAAATGCCATATATTTATACCTTTATTAATAATAATGAGAAAATTCATAATACGTTTATATTCAATATAGTTATTTATAACTATTACCCTTTCCATACTTCCCAGCCATCACCTAATGGATGATGTACCCCAGGACTATTATCGCCCATAACACCAATAGGGATAAGACTATCTTCGATATGCCTAACCTTCTCAGCATATAACATACCTTTCATGTCTATATCAGTAGACTCTGCGAACCATGGTGTTGTAGTGAAATATCCAAACATAACTAGGTTCATCATTAAGTCATCATGATTGCCGTGATCCGCTTCATAACTAGAACCACGAGATATAAATGTGGACATTTCTTGTATGGTATTGGAGTCTACTATCTCTAACTTGCTTTGCTCTAATATGTCTTTAATTGTAGAACAACCAATGCGTTTAACCTTCCTAGTCATAGTAACACCAACAGCATTAGCCTTAGTATAATTCTCGACGAATACATTCTCATATTCTAAGTCATAATATAATCCATTGCATACAACAACACCTTGGTCATTACTTTCAATAACTACATAGCATTCGTTGTAATGATTAGCATACTTGTATATCACATCAGGAAACAATAAAGGACTTGTCATGTTATCTCTGAATACTGCCACTTGTTTAAATGGTTTTTCTGATACATCAATAATATTAAACGTTGAGTAATCCATACCGCGGCCGCGGGCAACATCAACAAACATTATATAGTTATGTCCGGCAATAGGATCTTCATATATACTAACGTTATTCGTTACTGATAGAGGCCTTTTAGATTTAAGCGCTAAGAGAGTCTCAGCATTAATTAGTGTATTGCCGGTTCCATGGAAGTTGTTACCAAATTCTTGGTCAAACTGTAGTTCGGACGTATTAGCTATAGTCATACGCTTCCACTCTTTATCTCTGCCTGGAACGTCCCACCAATCTACTCTAAATGATTTGAATTCATTAGTGCCTTGTAATGCACCTTCATAGATCTTCTGGTATATGTTACCTAATCCATTAGCTGTAGATGTAATAATAACCTTTGTATTTTTACCGGCTGATATTACAGGGTATGTACTTGTATAGAACTCTGTAGCATTTTCTACGAACGCAAACTCATCAAGGTACAGTAGGTTAATTGACATACCACGAATAGATGAACCTGATGTTGCTGCAGCAATTAATCGTGAATTATTAGAAAACTCAATAGAACCTTTATTTAAGGCTTTAGTGCCGGGCTGGAGAAAGAACGGTAGGTTCTCCAACATAAGAGTGATCCGCATAAGCATCTCTCTAGCTGTAGCACCTTTGTTCGCAAGGATAGCGATTGTTTGTTCTGAGTGGAATAGTGCAAACCATAATAGATATGCAACTGTTGATATAGACTTACCCGACTGCCTGCATGCAAGCACGATAGAGAATCTATTATCTTGAAAATGATTAAACATCTTCTTCTGATAATCATATAGTTTGAAGGGAACTAAACCATCATCTAGTGATATCACTTTACAATAGGTTTCTGCAAAATATACAGAATCATTCATACACTTCTGATATTCTAATATGTCTTCTTTAGACCAGTCTTGTGAAACACCATCACGTTTAACGTTAATGTTTCCGAGATATGATTCAGTCTTCTGGTTCAACATCAATCACTTTCTCATTATGTAGCATTCTTTGTAATTCTGTAGTAGATCCAATAAACACATTGTTATTAGTAGCTGGATCTAATGCATCCACCTTTTTAATTTCTTTGTTTGATTTGTGTAGCTTCATTAACTTGTCGTTAATATCAGCTTTCTGTTTGATTAGTTGTCCTAACACCTCAAATGCGCGGGGATGTTCAGATTCTCTAGCAAGTTCCATCATAAGCTCAATAGCTTCTTCACCTTGCTCGCTTAAATCATACAGAGAATCTCTCACATGTACATAATCTTTATCTAAATCACTCATAATATAGTACCTATTAATTAATTAAAGAAGTCTATTGTCTCCGTATATGGTGTGGTTGTACCATCAACTTTTTGTACTTCTATATTCTCTCTAGAATCATTATCTTTATAATATACTTCGGTCTTATTAATAACACTGCGATCTTGGATACCTTTAAAGTATCTAATACGTGTTTCGAATGTTAATGTATATATAATAACTCTTCGTGATGTAGAGAATTCTCCTTCCCATTCATCATTCATAGTCACACCATTTAATACAATAGGGATATCAGCGGTCAAATCCATTTCAGGAATATCTTTAATTGTCACTGTATAATCTGGTTGGAATCTTGGCAAGATCTGCTCTAATATTTGTAGTGCTTCGTCTTGAGTCTTGGCTAAAACATTTAACTCGAATCCTACTTTATATATCGCTGGAGCCGTTAATGATGTTATATGTTTCTTATCTAATGGATCTACCTTAGTATATCGTTTATGTTTATTAACTTTAGCTGCACCATCGTACGACATATCAGTAATTTGAAATGATAATCGTGGCATCTTAATAGCAATACCGGTATCGTTCTTATCATCTAATCGAACTAAATACTTTTGTCTAGGACCATAAGCTAATGGAACCTTAATCTTCTTAAGAACATTGCCACTGCTATCAGTTTTAACAACAGAGATGTCATTGAATAAAGATCCAAATACCGATACAGTTCTACGAGTATGCTCGTTATAAAAATGATTTTCAAACATTATGGATCTCCAAACGGATTAGTCTCTGTCCAATCTATTATATCCTGTGCTTCGGCATCAAAGATATCATTGTTAGCATAACCATCTCGGTTAAAATTAGTTGCAATATCAGCAGTTGTAACATTGTATGCCGTACCTGACTCTGTGCCAATAATCTGTTTAAGTGGATCAGGATCAACATATAACTGTCTGAACTTGCCATCGGTAGTAACCAGTGAAACCACTGTTAAGTTGCCCGTGGTAAGACCTAAGTCCTCCCATCCAGCCACTTCACCTTCGATATTGATAGGGTTACCAGCAGCATCATTAACACCAGTCCACTGTGATATTGTCTCACCGATAGTATAATTGCCTGTACCAGAATCAAGTGCATAGGTATATGATGTAGCATTCGCCGTTTCGACACGATCAATAGCATCTATATCAGTGTCGAAATCTTCATCAGTGTATTCGAATAATTCAGCTTTCAACTGATACACTGGAACATTCTTTAATTGATAAAATGGCACTTCATCTTCAACGAATGTAATTTCAAATAGAGAAGAAGCCATTGGAAGATATAATAAATCACCTTCTGAAGGACGGCCAATAACGCTTTCACCATTACCAGCTGTTAAATATGTACCAACTTGACTATCCCATCTCTTACGTGATACAATAAAGTTTGCAGTATCTCTAATCTCTAACCCGAATTTAGATAGTAGCTCTCCATCTCCTTCAAAACCATCTTGATTTTCAAGGTACATTTCTACTACATATGAGTCGGAGAATCGATTATAAGATTCATTAAGTATTTCATCGCGAGTAATTTCTTGTCTAGGAATATAGACAATGTCTTGACCATACATCTTTAACGATTCGATCGTTAAATCTTCATATAAGTCTTGTTCTGATTTTACGTTGCCATTAAAATATACATTAGTTGCCATTCATCATCCCATTAAAAAGTCGTCAGGTAACTGCCAAGCTAACTGCATCTCTTCTTCAATTTTATTAATCTCTTCTACAGCATCTTGATATATTTGTAGACCATTCATAGTAACTCCACCAGGTAATTGCATACCTTCGAATTTACTCATGTTCTGACCCCATTGACGTTTAATCAATGATGTTAAATATCTCTTTAAGAACATATCATTATACACATCAGTATATGTTTGGGGGTCTACAATTTCGTAGCCCTCAATGATAATATAAGATCCAGGCTTTAAGTTACCAAACCCTTCGTCCACATGCAATCTATTCATATGTCTATTAAATCTAAGCAACTCGCTTGAGTTTAGTTGATGATCTAACATACTTAAATGCTGCATCCGTTGCTCAAATGATTGTATTGATTGAACAGCACCAAAGGTATTAAAGTCCGATAACCGCATTTGATATTCTACATTAAACAATGATTCGGCTTCGCCCGATTCAAAGTCTAGTATCTTCACGACAGATGTAATAGAATCAGGGACCGCAATATAGCTATTAGTTATATCATCAGCAGTTAACTGGTGTTTAGAGTAGGTTCGCACAACCGCATCAGCATGATATTCTTGATAGTACTGGAGAGCATCATCTACTCTATCTTCTATTTGATCTTCATCGACATTAATTTCAAGCACTGGCGCGCCAAGAGCTCTTAAACAGTGGTCAATTAATTCAGGCCTGCTGGTTACCTTTGCCATTACTTAGTGAACCAGATCTTTACCGAATCGTCTTTATAAGATGATGAATCCGCTTGCCATTTAGCATAGAAGTTCTTAGCTTTTAAAGCTTTGATCTCTTTCTTAACAGCTGGGATAGTAGGTTTACCCTTAGCATCAGCCCAAGCAACTTTAGCTTTCTTTTTAAAGCCATCAATATTCATCATAGCGCCACGTGTACCCTTACGAGCATCAGCAAATGAAAGACCATCAATACATACAGCGATGTTATTTCTACCATCATTCTGAA